CAATAATATACATTATTAATCCTCCTCTAAATAATCTGAGTATCTATTTGCTTGGACTGTAAGTATTTTATATTCTTCATCATAGGTATTGCGTTGGTAAGGATTATATTGTTCTTCTGTGTAAGGAATACTAATATAGTCATCAGAACCATCAGTATAGGTAATACTAATATGCGTTAAGTCATTCATACATATTCTATCAAATGCAGTTGTCTTGAATTCATCAATACCGTGTTCATAATGTTCTATATTCTTAGGGTCTTTAATTTCAATAATAAAGTAATCACAAGAAACTTGCTCTATAGTTTGAATCCCGTTAAAAGCTATGTTATTGTTAATACCTTCTATATTTAACCATTTTATTTGATTAGGGTCTAAACTAATAACATCAATATTTTCAAAAACTAATTCTACGTGTTTTATTTCCATTATTCTTCTCCTTTACTTATTTACATTTATGATACCATAGTATGTGAAAAAAGTCAATAAAAAAATCACCTAAATGAATAGGTGATGAGATACTTAATTATTTTAATATTGCTTCATAAAAAAGGCTAGGAAATAACTCCTAACCTTTAACCACTATTTTTCGTTAAACGACCATTTCCAATAACCATCTTTTTGACTAAATGAGTAATGAACATTGTTTAACGTAAAACTAATATCATAATCTCCGTCTTTTAATGGTTTTTCATTTAAAGCACTTTGATGATTTAAAGCTAAGTTAGCTAAAAATTCTTGTGATACGTTTTCCATTAAAGTGTCACCCTTTCAATTATACTTCTGCTGAGATGTCCGCTGTTGTATCTGTTGTTTCTCCAGTTTCTACATTTTCTGGTTCTTCAACAGGTTTAGCTTTTGTTGTAAATTCAGGTACGTCTACTTTGCCACCTTCACGACCATCTTCATCAATTGCTACTTGGTAATCACCTTTAGCATAAGTTGTTTCTGGTGTTAAACCAGTTAATTGTACAGTCGCTTTCCCTGATTCTACTGGTTCTCCTGTTGCTAATTTCTCACCTTGTTTGTTGTAAGCTACTAATTTTTTTGCCATGTTGTTAATCATCCCTTATCTTATATTTATCTTACACTAGATAATATAACAATAATAATAAAAAACCACCCAGTGACATGTGTGGGCGGTTTAGGGAATAATACGGTCAGCTTCTTACTGCTATAACGCAAGTAAGTCCTTCGTATAGCTGGTATGTTTACCAGGAATTAAAAGCTTCCTTAGGTCGTAAGGAAGTCGTACTCCTTCTACACTAGGTAGATGAGTAAATAGAGTACGGATATGTTAGGTATTACATATCAGAATCGACTCATATTTACAAAGCCAATATGCAAGCAACTTACTGTACTCTCTAGTAAGTCAAACCTTTTAAGGTTTTAGGTAAAAACTGCATCCTGTGTTTCACATTATTAAGAGGTGTTAGGATACTGATAATTTCATTATAACATACATTTGTTATTTTTGCAAGTTTATTTTAAAAATAATTATATTATTCTACTTCACTAGGGTATCTATCTCTATTTTCTTCTGTTACTTTCTTATCTAACATGAAATCATCTATAGGATTACCATTATAGAAATATTTAACTTTAATTTCATTTCCTGCTTCTAATAGAGCATTTGTAATTTCAAAGTTATTTGTTAATGCTTTTGTTGAAGGTATAACATGTTTTTGTCCTTCTGTATCTATAACTTCTACATAAAATTCAGAATCAATATCAACTAAATGTAAATCTTCAATTTTTTGTCTAAATTCTGATATACGGAATTGTTTAGCATTATTGTTTTTAGTTAATAAATATTGGTCTAAATTAAATTTAATATTTTCTTTAACACGTTCAGTGTCATCTACTATTTCAGTTCCTGTTTTAGAAGTATCATAGAATAATACTAGGTTTACAGGCATATCTCCCTCATCATGTGAAACAAAAATATATCCAATTTCACCTTTACTTCTTAAATAATCTTCTTTCATAATTTTAAATACTTCTTGTGCTACAGGTCGAGCAATGATTGTTTCCCACTTACCTGTTTCTTTGTTAAACACGCTTGGTAATAAATTTGCCATTAAATTATATCCCCTTTACTTATTGTTCTATTGGTTTAAACCAAATTTTACTTTTATCTTCTGGTTCTTCTTCACTAATAGTTATGTTATTATCATCAAAATTTAACATGTTGAATGTTAAAGTATGACTTACTGAATCATCTGAATTATCATTTGTAGTAGGTAATGTTTTGAATTCTGGAACATCTATTTTACTTGATTCTGAACCATTAATAACCCAAGAAATTTTAAAACTTCCTTCTTCATAAGATGTATTAGGTTTAAGGTCATCAATACGAACAGATGCTGAATTAGAAGTGACTTCTTCAGACGTTGCAAGTAGTTTATCTGTACTATCATACAATCGTAAAACTTTTGCCATTATCATGTCTCCAATCTATTGTTTATCTAAGGTTAATATAACAAAAAAAGACCTATGTAATTAGTTATTACATAGGTCTAAATTATTTATATTACATACCCCAAGCTGATAAACCTTGTGCATTAAAGGCTCTTACTGCTGAGTTTACTTGGTCTGATACAGTTGCTGTACTGCCATGAACAGGCATTGTTTGAAGCAATCCGTGTGCTCCTGAAGGGTTGTGTGCATTAGGGTCTCCATTAGATTCTCTGGCAATGATGTGTTCCCAAGTTGAAGCTGATACGCCTGTACGTTTAGCCATTTCTTGAGCTACACTTGAACCTACAGAACCAGGTGTATTACCGTTTGATAGTTTAACTGATGAAGTTGATTGAGACGGTGCACTGTAAGATTTAACACCTTCATCTCGTTTAACTACTTCTTGTGTAGGTGCTTGTTCTTGTGTAGGTGCTTGTTCTTGTTTAGCTACTGTATTATTAGTTGTAGCATTAGGGTTAGGTGTTAAGTGGTCTTGTGTTGGATTTTCTACTAAAGTATTGTGCCATTCATATCCAAAGTGAGTACCATCACTATAGAAATGATAGTTAATACCTTCACGTGTAAAATTATAATCGTATGCTCCTGCATGTACTGGATGTTGTACTAATTCAGGGCTATTATGTTGAGCTTTATTAGCTAAATCTTCAAAATTAATTTCACTAGCATCTGCTGAGTGTCCTACTGTAAATAATGCTCCTGCTACTACAATTGGAGCTACTAATTTTTTAAACATAAAATAAAAATCCTTTCGTTCTTCAAATTTTCTACTGTTCCAATATAACATAAAACTATTACAAAGAAGTAACAAAAACATTAAGCGTCTATTAAATACTAAAGGACTAAATTAATAGTCCTTTTATAAATTATTTAAATGTATATGGTCGTTTTTATTAAAATCAATATCTGAATAAGTATCTATATCATCTTGTTCTAATACAGATTTATAGTAATGTCTATATACTAAAGAACCTAAAACAATCACACTCAATAAAATAATAATTTTTTTCATATACTATACCTCATTTAACATTCTATCAATATCTATTTTTTGGTTAAATGTTTTAAAATAGTGTTTTTGTATTTCTATTTTTATACATTTAATTATATATTTATACATATTTTCTATAGAATCATTATTTAATAACTTCTCTAAATCAATTTGAACTGAAATAAAGTTACCTTCTAATCTTACATAAGCTATATAAAATTGTTTAACTCCTTCGTCAGTAGCGTGTGTTGTAACATTATGGTCTACTACATCATAAGTATTTAAACTATTAAAGGTAGACTTACATAAATATATTAAATTACTGAATGTTTGACTATCCAAGTGAGTCACCTGTTAAGAAAAAGTTATGCAATCTTAAGTAGTAGTTTTTAATTTTACTGATTTCTTTTTCTTCTTCATCTTTTCTACCTAATCTTGTAGTATACTTAACAATGTTAAACACCATAGAACTAACAAAAGCTTCAGCTGTAAATTGCTCTTCTAAGAATGATATTACATCTTTTGTTCCTGAATAGTGGCTAGGAATTTCTATATTTGTTTCTTTACCATAATTAATTTCTAAAATATGGATGTATTCTTTTAAGTCATCAAATAATTTTTCTAATTCTCTGAAATTATCTAAGTTTACTTTTGTAATTTCAATACTAGTATTAATAATACTTTCTTTTAACTCTTGTTTGTCTTTATACTCTGATTTAGGTTGTCCTTCTAAGAATTCTTTAATATCCATAATATACCTCCAATATAAAATAAAACCCTTACTACAAAAGTAATAAGGGAAAAGGAAAGATATTATGGAATGTATAAATTATTTATACACCCATAATATAACAATATCTATCCAATTTAACCTTATTTAAGGTCTTCACTTTTAACAAAAATTCCGTCTTTCATTTCACCTGTTCTTCCTTTAATCTCATTATAAGCTGTTGCTAGGCAATCTTCTACTTTTAACCCTTGCTGTTGAGCTAAGATAATTAATGTTACGATAGTATCTCCAATACCATCTTCAAGTAATTCCTTATCTGCTCTA